GAATGGTGTGCCATACGTCTTAGATGACGATACAGCCACTTTATATTACTTGGATGTCAACACATATCAAGATGCTGGTCAACCTATTTACTGCCGTACTGTTACGGACATCTCTGACAACGGAAGTACTAAACGTAAGTTTTTTGGTAGATTAGAAATTATTGGAGATAAGGTAGCTGGAATTATGCAAATACGTCACACTGGTGACGATTACAAAACATGGTCTAGCTACAGGTCTGTAGACCTCAATGCTCCTCGTGCTCAAGTCTATTTAAGTGGTGCTGATAGGCGTAGAGCTTGGGAGTTTTTGTGTACTAGTAACGTTCCTCTTCGTCTTGATGGTGCTGAAATAGATTTTAGGATTGGTGAGATGGATCAGGAGCAAGCTGTTGGTGGTGGAAGATACAGGAGATAACCAAATGGATGAACTTGTAGACTTGTTTGTTAACCCTACCGCAGATAAAATAGACCAATATGAGGCTATTGTTGGACAAATGCCTCAAGTAGATTTAAAGACTACCCATGCTGTATCGGGTGGTGTTTATTCCAGAACTATCTTTATACCTGCGGGTGTATCTTTAGTTGGAGCTACTCATAGTAAAGATCACATTAACATCATGTTTGGCGACATTACAGTTACTACAGATACTGGAATGAAGCGTCTTACTGGATACAATGTTTTTGCTACTAAGGCAGGTATGCGTAGGGTAGGTTATGCACATGCAGATACTTACTGGACTTCTGTAATCCACACTACAGAAACAGAAATTAGCAAGATAGAAGAAGACATTACTCCTGATAGTCACAAGTTACAGACTAGAAATCTCAGAGTAACGTCTGAACCCGTTAACGTATTAGAAGAGGTTTGATATGTCCTTAGCAACTGTTGGCACAGTAGTAGGTATCGCAACTGGTGTTAACGCACTTACTGGCGGTGGTGTTACTAAGATGCTTGGTGGAGAATCTGCTCCTAGCGGTGCTGAAGCACAGCAGATGGCTGATCCATTTTCCCAGTATAGAGCTAACTTAGGCTCTATGTATGCTGGCGCATTACAGCCTGGAGCTAAAACTAATATTGAATCTATGCCTGGATTCTCTCAATACCAAACAGGAGTAATTGATCCTGCTATGCAAGCTGCACAACGTGCTGCAGCTAAATCTGGTATGTTGTACTCAGGCAATGAGATGGAAGCTCTTCAGCAGACTGGTCAAAAAGGTTACTATGGTTTTATGACCGATTACCTTAATCGTCTTGCTCAAGGTTCTGGTGCTGTTAACAATCCTGCTCAAGCTGCAGGTATGGGTTTAGCTCAAATGGGTGCTAATCAACAAGGTTTTATGCAAGGCATGGGTGCTCTTGGTCAAATAGCTGGTCAGTTCTCTGGCAGTAGATCAATACCTATGGATTATGTTAACCAAGGTTATGCTGATCCTAATGCTGTTTACGCTCCGTATGAAGGTGCTGTTCAAGGCGGCATTTATGGTAGCACTTAAGAATAACAAGGATTAAATCATGGCATTCTTAATGACAGATGCGGCTGCTGGTAGTACTGCTGCTCGTACCTTACAACAGAACATGTATGGTGCTCAGTATGATGAGGGCAACATTGCTGCTGCTGCAGAACAAATGCAGCAAAAGACGCAAGAAAATAAAATTAAACTAGAGCAAGGTCAACTTGATGTTGAAAAAACTAGGCTTGCTAATCTTGTTGCTGATACTGGGTTTAAAGCTTCACAAGAGTCTAAACAAAAGTTAAGAGAATTGACTGACACGGAAGAATTTAAAACTGCTGATGATGCAGGTAAAGTTCGTCTGTGGGCTATGACTGAAGCAAAAGTTTCTGGTGATCCTACTAAATTAGCTTCTAACTTACAGGCTGCTGAGATACTTGATGCCAAAGCACTTGCTAACAAACAAAAACAACTAGACCAAAATGCACAACAAATTGGTAATGCTTTTGCAGTTGTTGATGCTTTAAAAACCCCAGAGCAACGAGAAGCTTTCTTTAAAGAAATGGAAACTCAACAGCCTGAGCAGTATCAAAATCTTATTAAACAAATTGGTCCAAGTACATTTGAAAAAATGTCTTCTGACGATAAACATGCTGCTCTTAAAGGGCTAATGTTCAATGCTAAAGGTCAGCTCAGTAATCAACTTAAACAAATTGAAGTTGAAAAAGCAGAGATATTTGCTAGGTCCCGTGAAAATGTTGAAAGAATTAAACAAGATGGTTTGCTTAATCGTAAGCTAACTGGCGGTACTGATCGTGAGATGCGTGATTGGAACTTGTACAACAAAGCTTCTGAAAACATTGATAGGTCTGGTAAAAAGACTTTAGAAAAACTCAATGAAAATGTTGAGGCTGCTGATCTTGTACAAGAAAAAAGCAAAGTAGGATTGTTGTGGAACAGTGCTGAACCTAGTGAAAAAGCTGCTTTAGCTTATAGGAAAGCTGTTGAAGCTCGTGATAAATTTCAACGAGAACAAATTACAAAACAAATTAATCTTGCTACAACTGCTCCTGACTTTCCAGGTAAACAGGGTGTTGTGGATAATTTGATGAAACAATTAGAGTTGTTTCCTGAACCTGCAGCACCTAAAGAAACAAAGCCAGAAGCTAGTGGTAAACCTGCTGCTAAAGCAGAGCCTACTGCTACTCCTGCTAAGCCTGGTGCTACTAGTAACAAACCAACTGCTAAACTAACTCCTGAGCAGAACAACGCTGCTATTACTAAAGCTAACGAAGCCATTAAGAATGGTGCTGATCCAGAAAAAGTTAAGGCTAGACTAAAAGAAGCTGGTGTTTCATTCAAGGAGTAATGTATGGCTGACAACATCTCTTTTGATGATTTGATCCCAAGTAAACAAACAGATAAGTCAGCTCCTTCCAAGGGAGCTGATATTTCTTTTGATGATCTGATACCCAAACAAGCAGAAGCTAGACCTTCAACTACTTCCCTTATTGAGGGTAAAGGTGGTGCTGCATTTGGTGTGTACCCTAAAGCTAGTCCAGACCAAGAGTCTGCTAGTAGGATTGCAACAAACATTGGTCGTACTGCTACTGAAGCTGTTGTTCCCACTGGATTTGGTTTAGCTGGTTTTGGTGGTGGTATGGCTGCTTCTATGCCTATTGCTACTGCAGTTGCTCCTTTGACTGGTCCTTTTGCTCCTGTTGTTGCTGGAGCTATTCAACTTGGTGGTGGTTTAGGTGGAGCATTTCTAGCATCGGGTGCTGCTAAGAAGGTTCAAGATTGGATGCACGAAGCATTTGCTCCTGAAGATTTTGCTAAACGACAAGAAGAAAAGAAAGCATTCCCTGGAGCTACATTTGTAACTGAGTTGGGTGTAGGTATGGCAGGTATGTCTCCTAAAACTGCTGTTACTGCCCTATCTCCTACTGCAGGTAAAGTTGCTAAGCTTGCTTCTACAGATGTTGGTCAGCGTCTTATCTCTGGCACTATGCAAGGTGGTATTGAAGCTGGTGTTGAGTACGCAGGTGAAGGAACAATTACTCCTTGGAAAGTAGGAGCAGCTACTGCTGCAGGTGTAGCTATGCCTGGCTTCAACGTAGCAGGTAAAATTCCATTTGCTCTGGGTACTAAAGTTGGTGAGAAGATTGGTTCAAAGATTTCTACTATTCTTCCTGGTGGAGCAGACACAGCAATTAAAACAACTGTTGATCCACTACCTCCTAAACCACCTGAAGGTGCTACTCCAGAAGAAAGAGCTGTATACATTCAAAAGCTTGAAGCTATCAAAGCTGAGCGTGATGCTAAAGCTCCGTTAACTGAAACTGCTATTAGGAACAAAGAGACTGGTGCTATTGAACGCATGGGTCCTAAGCATGACGAGCAACGTAAACTTGAGACTGCTGACACACATGACCAAGGTTTTGTAGATGAACGTGGTAACTTTTTGACTCGTCAGGAAGCTGTTGATCGTGCTAAGAACACCGAGCAATTACCTAAAGACTACACACCAGATGCTCCTGAAGTAGGTTTGCGTAGTGAAGACTTGCGTAAAGCAGGTGATGAACGCTTTAAACTTCCTGTTGAGCAAGATGTTAACGCTCCTCCTAAAGAAGTTATTACAGAGAAGCCTACTGAAAACAAAGATTTTTACAGACAAAAACTTGCTGCTCTTGAACAAGTAAAAGTAGAAGTACTTGCTGAAGTAGCTTGGGCTGAACAAAATAATGATCCAGTTTATCAAGCTAAGATGGAAGAAAACCTAGCTGGTGTTCTTACTGAAATGCGTAAGCAACAGAGTTTGCTTGACGCTGCAGATAATGGCAGAACTGATGTCAAGAAAGCCATAGAAGACAACGAATACAAACGTGTTGAATTAGAACTAGAAGCAGAGAAAGCTGCTGCTGATGGTAACGAACAACGTGTTACTAGTATCAACGAGCAGATTAAACAGTTGGAAGCAGACCACGCTCAACTATACAAGGACATGCCTCCTATTAAGTTTGAGAACTCTAGAGAACCAACTTGGACAGAGTTGCAAGATTTCTTGTACGGTACTAAAACAATTGGTGAAGCACTAGATCGCATACTTGCTACTAAAGAACTTGGAAGACTTAGTGAACGAATTTTAATGAAGGCTCTTAATGAGTCTGGTTTTATTCGTGATGCCAAACTAGAGTTTTACAATGACTATCTTGCGTACCAAGATAAAGATGGTAATTGGAAACAAGATGCTCAAGGTTTGTACACAGGCGGTGATTATCACTTAGTACAAATGGGCAGAAATGGTGACTTGCGAGTGTTATTGCACGAAGCTATTCATGCTGGTACAAGCCGACTACTAAGTGAGCAGGGTAGTGCTGCTGCTATTAAGATGCAGGAGTTGTTTGATAAATACAACGCTTCTAGTGGCAAAGAAATTGATCCAACTACAGGCGTAGACTATTACGGCTTTACTGACGTACACGAGTTTACTGCTGAAGCATTTACTAATAAACAATTCCAAAAACTATTAGCTGGTATCCAGGTTGGTCAACAACCTAAAGGTGTTGCTAATAACATGTGGGCTGCTTTTAAAGAAACAGTCCGTAAAGGTTTAGGAGTACCAGAGGGTGCTCGTACAGCTTTTGATGAGGTAATGGACCAAGGTATTTCTTTAGTTAAACAATCTAAAGACTTCACTCCTCGTCCTGATCGTGTTCCTACTTCTGTTCCATCTAAACCACCTAGCTCACCAGATGAGCTTGGTAAAACACCAGGTGCTTCTGTTAAGAGCATGTTGGAAAAAGACAAGACTGCTGCTGTTGACAGAACTAAGACTGATCCTCGTGACGTTAAAGACGAAAAGGAATTCTATGAAATTGCCACTGATATTTACGAAAAGCATGGACCTACTGAAGCAACTAGGTTCTATGAAGGTTATCGAGAGTACAAAAAGACTTGGCTCGAACCTATTAAAGAAACTGAAAAGTTTGTTGGCATCAACATCAAAAACAAACTAGCCAATGATCGCATCATTCACAATGAAATGGGTCAGATGCAAGAAGTTGTACCTGATCCTGCTCGTAGAGAAGCCATTGCTGTAGCTGTTGACAAGGGTGATCTGTCTGGTTTAAGTACTACAGAACTTGCTGTTGCTAAACAGTATGAGGCTCTTGTTAAAGACATCGGTGATCGTGCTGTTAAAGAAGGTGTTGTTAAAGGTTTACTTGAAGACTACGTTACCCACATTCTTGATTGGCGTGGTGCTCCTAAAGGTCTTCGTGAAGAACTTATTCAAGCGTTACTAGGAACAACAGGTAAACGTGATCCAGCTATGGGAGGTATGACTACCGAGTCTAAGTTTGGTAAAGAACGTAAGTTCAAAACCTTTGCTGACCTAGAGTGGTACATCAATGATGTCAACTCCCGTATTGCTGCTGCTGGTAAATCTGACTGGAGACTTACACTTAAGACCAAAGACATCGCACAAATCTATAAAGAATATGCAACGTCAATGGAAAAAGCTATTGAAAACAAGAAGTTGGTTGATAGTCTTAAACAAGTACGTAATGAAAATGGCGAGACTTTAATTAAAGAAATTGATAAAGATAATCCAGTACCCTATGGTTGGGAAATCATGGACAGTCCTCAGTTTGCTGGTTACGCTATTCATCCTGATTTAAAACCTGCTCTACAGTTTGTGTTTGATGCGGGTCCTGGCGAACTGATGGGCGCATTAGGTTGGATTTCTGGACTTGTTAAACGCATCCAAGTTTTTGGTTCTTTCTTCCATGCTAAATCCTTGATTGAGGTGTTGTCTAGCACTGGTTCCGCTATTCCTTTATTGACTCCTACCAAAGAAATTTCTTTAGCAGGGGTAGATAAGTTATTAGGAACAAAATACTCTGGCATCACTAAAGCTCTAGACGAATTTAGAAAAGGTGGTCTGGGTGATAACGTAGACAAGTGGATTAAAGAAGGCGGTTTAGTTTTAGACCTTCCAGAAGATGTTTCTAAAGGATTGTTAACTCAATTAGGCAGATTTGCAGACCTAATGATTAGTAAGTATGGTCCTAAAACTCGTGTGCTTGAATCGTCTTTGACTGCTGTTGAAAAAGTAACCCTAGGTATTTTTGATAAGATTACTTGGGATTTTTTGCATACTGGTGGTAAGTTGATGGTTGCTAATGCGTACTTAGATAGAGCACGTATAGATGCAGCTAAAGCTGGTAAACCTTTTGATGAAGTGGCTGCTCGTAAAGAAATCTCTACTTTTGTCAATGACAGCTTTGGTGGTTTGAACTGGTTTGATGCTGCTGCACAGACTCAAAATGAATTTGCTAAACGTATAGCTATGGCTGCTTACAGTCCTGCTGGTCGTAGAAATTTGCAGATCATGCTGTTTGCTCCTGACTGGACACTTTCCACTCTTAGAGCATTTACTGCTGCTCTTCCTAAAGGTTTAAATCCAACTAAGTGGAATCCTGTTGAAGGTGTCAAAGGTATGATGACTCCTACAACCAAGGCTGACTACGCTAGGTTATATCAGTTCAAAACTGCTATTGCTTACATCACTTTGGTTAATGGCATTAACTTGTTGGTAGCTGGTAGACCCGCTTGGGAAAACAAAGACCCAACACGTATTGAGTTCCCAGATGGTACGTCTATGCAGGCTATGAAACACGCTATGGAACCAGCTCACTGGATTATGGACCCAACTAAAACCCTGTCTAACAAGTTAGGGTTTGTACCTAAAGCTGCTATTGTTGGTATTGCTGGTACTGAGTACGCTTCTCCACAAGCACCTAAGTTGGTTGACCCAAGTGTTTTGGGTAGAACTATAGCTGTTGCTAAAAGTGCTGTTCCATTCCAGGTGTCTGCTTATCGAGAAGCTCCTGAAGGTGAGGGTGCTAAACGTGCGTTACTAGGAACATTGGGCTTCCCATTGTATGGTGGCACTAAAGAGCAGAAGAAAGAGAAGAGAGCTGAACGAGAGCTTATTCTCAAAGAGAATGCTTGGAAGTACCGAGACAAAGAAATCCAGGCTGGCAGAGAACCATTAACTAGTGAGCACACTAAACAAGCTGAAACCTTACGCAAACGTAGGCAAGAGTTTGAGAAGAAGAAGGCTGCTAAAGATGGCGAATAAACCAATCATACCTATTCCTCGTGATCCCATTGGGGAAAGCTTTGTCTGGAGAGATTGGTTTCAGAAGCTAAGCAATACAGTCTATGGCTCTATAGCTACACAAAATGCTGACAACGTAAACATTACGGGTGGCACTATTAGCAACATCAACTTCACTGGTGTTGCTATTACTAAGAGCACAGTAGACAGTACGCCTATTGGTAACAACAGTGCTTCTACTGGTCGTTTTACATCTATTAAATTAGATACAGCTTTAGCTGTTGCTTATGGTGGTACTGGGGTTAAAACCAGTACTGCTAACTATGTGTTTGCTGGTCCCACTGCTGGTGCAGCGGCTGCTCCTTCTTTCCGTGCTCTTGTTGTAGCCGATATTCCTGCTCTGCCTTATGCTACTTCTACAGCACCTGTAACATACACTGCTAACTTCACTGTTGCTGCTACAGATTCCTGGGTTATTAATAACAAACCTAGTTCTACCTGCACAGCTACCTTACCTGCAGCATCTACCAATACAGGTCGAGTACTACGTTTTCAAAACTATCAAACTTACACACTGGTGTCAGCTTCTAGTAATGTGGTTCCTCTTGTTGGTGGTTCTGCTGGTACAGCTATTCTTGCTGCTGTAGCTGGTGACACTTGTACACTTGTGTCTGATGGATCGAACTGGATAATGACTCAGTATGTTCCTAATAACGTTTTGTTGCTAGAGTGATGAGGTGGTTTAGCGTATTGCTCATACCTTTAGTATTTTGGGCAAGTGCTAAACCCCCGTGCATAGTCACAGATTTTTATGGACTTAGTTGGATAAATGAGCCAACTATGAGGCACATGGAGTTGTCCAGATGGTTAACAACCAACGGAGACAACTGTAGTTCTGAACAGTTAGTTGGGATATGGAACAACCTTGCTCTATGGGCAGGAGTTGCAGATAGCGCAGAGTTAAGAGGCAAGGTTCTTTATTACTACGCAAGGGCTATGGAAAGGGAAAAAAAATGATTACCCTAGACAAATGGTATCCGTTAGTACAACCAACTCACACTGCTACTCAACTGGCTTTTGATAGAGCAGTAGAGAAAGTTCAAGAAGAATATCGCTATGCAGTTGAAGCTAATAAGCTTGAACTTAAAACCATTGAATTAGAAGTTGAGTTGTACGATAAACGAGCTAGACAAAACACAATCGAGTTGGGATCGTTTGAAAACAGAAGACGTTTCCAAATATTTGTATGAAGGACCAACATGGAACCAACACAAAATATGCGAGATAGATTAACTTTCTGGGTTACGTTTATGATTAGCGTGACTTTATGCTTCTCTGTTCTAGCTATGGTCGTAGCATTCCTATTAGGATTGTGGGCTAAAGAAGTAGACAACGGAGAAATCTTTAAGATGATTAGTCCTGCTTTCAGCACATTGATTGGCGGCATGATTGGCTTCTTAAGCGGTATCAAACTAAATCAAAATGAAGAGAAGGAAATAAAATGATTGGACTAGATGCACTTCTTAATGTTGGTGGCAAGCTCATCGACAAACTTATTCCTGATCCTGAAGCTAAAGCCAAGGCTCAGTTAGAACTACAAAAAATGGCTCAAGATGGTGAGTTAGCTAAGATGGCTAATGAAACCAAGATGTATGAGGTTGAACAAAACAATCTTACAGAACGTGTCAAAGCTGACATGGCATCTGATTCTTGGTTGTCTAAAAACATACGTCCATTTACCTTGATCTTCTTGTTGATTGCTTACTCTGGCTTTGCCATTGCATCAATTTTTGAATACGAAACCCGTGGTGCATACGTTGAGTTGTTAGGTCAATGGGGTATGTTAGTTATGAGTTTTTATTTTGGTGGTCGCACAATGGAAAAGATTGCAGATAGGATTAAAAAATGAACTTAACAAAACATTTCACTCTTGAAGAACTAACGCATACAGATCACAGACAATACGATAATACGCCAAATGATGCAGAACTCGAAAACCTCAAACGCCTCGCAGAATTTCTTGAAGATATCAAAACAGCACTTGATGGAAAACCAATCATGGTTAACTCAGCTTTTAGAAGCAAGCAAGTCAATGACGCTGTTGGCTCTAAAGATACTAGCCAGCATCGTATTGGTTGTGCTGTGGACATCCGAGTTCCTGGATTAACACCTGACCAAGTTGTTAAAACAATAATTGCATCTGATTTACCTTATGACCAATTAATTCGTGAGTTTGATAGATGGACACACATTAGTATTCCAAATAGTACAAGTGTTGCTCCAAGGAAACAAGTTTTAATTATTGATAAACAAGGTACAAGAAAATTTGTTTAATTAAATAAAACAGTCATAAAGCACGTATAAGGTGTCGAGATGCCCAACATTCCAACACCGCAAGATGCTGAGTTCTTTGCTCAATGTGTAAAGAAATGGCAAACAATCCTCAATCTTCAAGATTGGAGAATTGAAAGGGGGCTAAAATCTGCTAAGCAAGCTATGGCATCTGTTGAGTTTGATGATTCTGCAAGGCTTGCTACATATAGGTTAGGTGACTTTGGTGGCGAAAAGATCACTCCTAAATCTCTAGACCAAACTGCTCTACATGAATTACTTCATGTGTTCTTGCATGACTTGCTACTAGTAACATCAAATCCAAATTCTTCAGACGAAGAACTCCAAAAACAAGAGCATAGGATTATTAATTTACTAGAGCGATTGCTATCAAAGGATTCTTATGGTATCAAGTAACGGCTTAAATTCTTGTACCGATGAGCAGTTTATGGAACTGTGGGATGCTCACCAATCTGTTACAAAAATAGCAAAGATTTTAGGCGTGACAGAGAGGGCTGTTAACTACCGCAGAAGAAGAATGGAAGAACGAGTCAATGTCAAATTAGACGGCATAGACATTCGTAGTGTCAAATATGATGCTACAAGACCAAAATCTTTTTCTCCTTTAAAACAGATTGACCTTGGCATAGAAAACGGAACTGTTCTAGTGTTCTCTGATGCCCACTTTATACCTGGTCAACGATCAACGGCCTTTAAAGGGCTTCTGTGGGCTATTGAAACACTATCCCCAAAAGCGGTCATTGCAAATGGAGACAGTTTTGATGGTGCGTCTATAAGCCGCCATGACCCAACCGATCAGCCAGCTACTACAGTTATTCAAGAATTAAAGGCTTGTCAAGATGCGTTAGGTGAGATTGAAGAGAGAGCGTCTGTAAAACGCCATAATGTCCGACTAATTCATACTTGGGGCAACCATGATGCAAGGTTTGCCAACAGACTGGCTCAACACGCACCACAATACAAAGATGTTTTGGGCTTCAAGATCACTGACCACATCCCTGATTGGGATTTCTGTTGGGCTTGTTGGCCTACCTCAAAAGTGATTGTCAAGCATCGATATAAGGGTGGAATTCACGCTACCCATAACAACACCCAAGCGGCAGGGGTCTCAATTTGTACTGGGCATCTGCATTCGTTAAAAGTCACCCCATACAGTGACTATAATGGAATACGTTTCGGCATTGACACAGGAACATTAGCCGAGCCAGATGGCCCTCAATTTACATACGCTGAGTTAAATCCAAATAATCACAGGTCAGGCTTTGCAGTGCTGACTTTTTTTAATGGTGAATTGCTTTGGCCTGAATTAGTCCATGCTTTTTCTGAGGACTGCATCCAGTTCAGGGGCGAAGTAATTGATGTAGGTGCATTTTGAGTTCGACTTTGATTGCCATTGTGGGGTTTATTTATGCTTATATTGCTATTGAGCAATTGTTTAAAGGCAATCCATCTATGGCAGTAGTATATGGCGGCTACGCAATAGGAAATGTGGGGCTTTACCTTTTAGCAAAGTAAGCCCCATAGGTTTCATTTACTTTTGTGATTCGGAACCTTCAAGTTCTTCTTCTGTGTCTTCAAATTCAAGATCAAGGTCGTCAGAGTCTTCATATTCATTGCTGCACCAGCCGTTTGCTTCTTGTTCTTGAATGAACGCTTGCAAAATACTGATCTTGTCAAAATCGAAGGTTGTGATGATAACGCTCTCATTGCCTGTCCATCCAAATTCCATTTCAAATTTCATGTTGATCTCCTTACGCAACCGATTGTTGCCATGAAATACTAAGCCTGTTTTGTGTCAGTTGTGTTTAACTCTCTATAAGCAGAAAGTGCTGCCTTTAAGTCACACTGTAAATACTGAATTTGCTCATTTTGATAAGACAATTTATCGTAAGCTTCTTCAGCAAATTTAAATAAATTAACATGAGTCCAGGTGTTAAATTGTGGTTTGTTGTTTGTCATTAATTTTCTTTCGATAATGTTCAATAGGAAACTTAGCTTTAGAATCTAAGTGTTTACGTAGCCAAGCTATCCCACCTAGTTCTTGAAAAATCATAACGTGTCTCTCAGACAATCTGATTTGTCGTCCTTTAAGTGGTTCTAGTGGTTTAGGTCTTGGCATCTTTCATGTTCCTTACATAACAAGCAAAACTAGTTGCTGTATCTCCAAGATTTTTCATCTTATCAAATTCTTTAGCAACCTCTTCTAATACTGTATTACGTTGTGATGGCGACACAAAGATATCAAAGTGATATGGTTGCCCCATGTCTTTGAGTATTTGTTTGCCAAGATTGCTGTTCTTTTCTACCTCGTTAAAAGCTTCTTCTTCCTCACTTGTCCATGCTTTATCAGTCATGTTGTTTTCTCCTTTATATCGTAAAACCAATCATCTCCTGCTGACCACTTACGTGTGCCATCAACTGACCACAATCTTTTTGCAGCTTGAAAGTCAGGGTATTTTGTTTCTGCAGGCACAAGGCTCTGGTCATACCATAAACACCTATTGTTAGGCTGTGTTGCAAATTGTCCATTGTCTAGTGCTATAAAGTTAAAGCTTTTGTGTTCTTCAGACTGCTCTGTAAACCCTGTGTTTATATCCATACCATCGGCACAAAAGTCTACAGTAAATAGATACCTACCAAAGTGCCACTCTTTATCTTTGCCAAGAAATTTAACACCCAGGTTACGCAAACCTATCTTCTCAACAATTGTGAACTGATAGCCCATGCAATCCCAAAGCTGCAAGACATCAATGGGTAAGTTACCAGTAACATCTGTATGCCAAACATAGGCATGGATCGGCAGCTTGTCATACAAAGCACCATACGCAGGAAGCAGTGATTCAATACGAAACACCTGGCCTCGTAAAGCTTTAAGGCTAACCCACACTGCAGGTTCTAGTTCTCCGTGTCCTTTCTGATCGTTGTATAGAAACTCCTTCTTAACAAAACATTTGATAGGAGGTAGCGATGCTACGATGTAACTCATGCTTTCTCCTGTAGAGATATTGGAATGTAGATACAAGCCTTGTCTTTGCTGTTCTTAACATTGACATACATGTGAGTTTGCACCAACTTCCTTTTGCAGTTAGCGCATTTCTCATCTGGCTTAGAGGGGGAACATCTAAGTTGATCGGGGTTTATCACAGTTCTATTCTTTCTTTACTTATGGTATATGCCTCATAATGTACTCAGTCCAATGCCTGGTGTCTGAGAACACACATGCATCTAGCCCGTTCTTAGCTGCCCAATCTAAGTAAGTAGTCTTGCTCTTCTTAGACAGCCCTTGGTTGCGTTGCAACACGTAGAGGATGCTGATGTGTGGGTGCTGTTGTTTAATAAGCACAGCCTTCTTTCTGTCTGCTCCTGTCCATAGACCTTTAGTCTCTATGTAAATGTTTTCAGTAACAGTGAAGTCAGGTGTGTATGTGTGATTGCTTGCAGGTATAACGTACTTGATCTTGTCCATCTCATACGGGAGTTTCCATCCATGAGACTCACAAGCAGCCTGGAATTTAGTCTCCAAGCCGCTACGATAACCTGAAGGATTGTGTCGCTTAGGTCTTGGCATTACGAGCAGCTCTCACTTGCATAAATGCTTCAGCCCAATTGAAAGCAGACTCAACTACTTTTGTAGCAGTAGTCTCTCCATCTCCAATCATTGTTAATACAGCATCTTTAGTTGCCAGCTCTGTAAGTATTGCTATAGCCACATACTCTTTCATAGTCATGTGCTGCATGTTGATGTCTTGAGTAGTCATAAAAATTCCTCGTGGTCTATTGTTTGATAAGTAGCGTCTTCGCCATAATCTTTTACAGCAAGGTGAAGAGCTTTTTCTTCTGCTTCATCGTGGTCTTCTGCTTCTACTGTATACGTGATGTACGTCACACGCTCTATTTCTATTTCGTACTTTGTCATTGTTGTTCCTGTTGTTGTGTTGCTTCCTCGCCTTGGGGCGAGTCAGTTGCTGTGGGTGGTTGCCAACTGTCGTTGGGCTTTTGCCAGATGTATAGCAGTTGTAGGTTGAGGTGATAGCGTTCATCATCGTTATAGAGTTCACGGCACTTCTCGTACCACTCTTCTTCAGTAAAAAGCTCTGCTAAAGCTTTACCTGCTTTTACTGGTCCAATGCCAGCTACCCCAATGATGTTGTCACTCTTGTCACCTATGAGACTCTGAAGATAAAGAAACTTCTTACCTTGATCTACATCTACCTGCTGTGCTTCTTTCTTAACAAAGTTGTAATGTCTACCTGGAATCTGTAATAAATCTTTGTCTATGCTGCAGATAACAGTACTACTACCCTCTTTGTCTTGGTCAATACCCATTTGGTCATCAGCTTCCCATCCGTTGCAGATGATTGCTTTATGCTGTGTTACTAGGAACTCCCGCACAGCTTGCCAGTGTTCTGGTTTCTCATCTGGTCTGTGTGCTTTGTAGGTAGGTGTTAGCTCTCTACGAAAGTTATTAGACCCTGTTAAATACACTTGGTAATCTGTAGCTCCAGTTTCTTCTAGTATGTCTTGGATCATCTTGTCAGCTCTTGCTAGAGCTACCCAAGTTTCTTCTCCAATTGCACTACAAGCACCCCTGAATACTACGATGTCACCATCTATCAATGCTCTCATAAACTATCTCCTGTGTTGTTGTCAAAAAAAGTAAGGGCTACGATTTGGTTTCGTCTAGGTAGGGGGGAAAGCCAGAAAATCCCTACAGAAACATCCTCGAATGCTGGCTTAACAGCCCTTACAAAACCCTCTCAGGCAACTACACCAGGGGATTCGAACTATCTTCCTCAATAGCTTCCATCATGTCAATGTCACCTGCAGTGTAAGCTTCAAACTTACGAGCAAGCTTAATGACAAAATCTAAGTTCTCTGCTTCTAGCTCAAATGGTTTACCACCACGAGCTGCTACATACAAATCAGTAGCACGAGCTAATGCGTTCTGACGAACGATTGCACGATCTCCATGCAGAGGAGGAATAGGAAATACTTTATCTTTGTAACCGCTAAATGTTTTAGCTTGTGGAGCTGCTGCAGCAGGTGTGCTACTAGTAACAGCAGGAGCTGCCCCTGCACCTCTGCGTAGAATAGTTACTGCTTTTGTCTCTGCGCCATAAGTACCTGTGTTTTCATCAAACTCTACTTGATCGCCAACGTTTGCGTTGTGATTCTTAAACCCGCACTTAACCCAACCACCATTGATCTTGATGGAGTAAGTTGGTTTAGTACCAAATTTAGTTGTCACATCTTTTGTAGAAACTGCTTCTACGATACCTGTCGTCATTGTCATACGATTTCTTTCATATCAAACCAATTAATACCAACTGATGCTCCTGCATTGAGCTTGAGAGCCAGTGGCTTCTTAAATATATCTTCAAAGTACTTGTGTGTGTTCTTCAGTATTTCTGTAATCTCCTTTATAAAACTTGGAACCGAATCTAGTTCTACATCAAACATCAGAGAGTCGTGAATAGTGTTAACCATTTTTATGTCATCTCTGTACTTTAGCTGTCTAAAGATAATGCCCAACATCATTGGAACAATATCGCCAGTAGCCAAGCCTTGTATAGGATAGTTTTTCAATTCTGTTGGACTGAAATTGTAAGTCCTTGTAGACCACGTACTATCGCTATAGTATTCTTTAAAGCAAAATTTACGCCCAGTCTCTGTGAATAAAATGTACGTCTTAACCTTTTCTCTAAACCCATCATCATCTAATTCGTATGTAGATTTAGCTTCAACTTCTTCTGCAAAGTTTTTATGCCAGTCAGCCACACCTGCATAACGAGTGTAGAAAACATCGACAAACTTCTTAGCCTCATCAATGCTGCAGCCAGCTTGTTTGCTAATAGCCTTAGCACCTGCACCATAGATCAATTGAAATGTCCTAGCTTTGAATGGCTTACGCTCTTCCTTAGTTGGATACCTTCCAAACATATCTTTGTATAGCTCAGAGTGAATGTCTTTGCCAGATGAGATGTCATGTATCAGTTGCAAGTCTTTAGTAACGTGTGCAAGAGCCACAACTTCTAGCTGGTTAAAGTCAACCTCAACAATGGAACCATCTTTAAATCTTGATGTGAAGATTTGTTTGATTGGGTTATTGCTAATGTTCTGCAAGTTAGGACTCGTTGAAGACAAGCGACCTGTAACAGTTGCTGTGTGGTTTAACTTGCCATGAATGAAGTCTCCAATAATGTGCTTACTCAAACCTTGCACATACGTAGAAAGTTGCTTTGACAACTCACGATACTTCAACAACGCATTGATGATTGCGATTGCTTTAGCATCAAACGTATGCTTCAACATATCATTAAGCACAGCATCATCTACTGACACCTGACCTGTCTTAGCAGATACTTTGTCTGGGTCTGGTACATAGCGAATGAATGGGTCTATCTTGATCTTCTTCTCAACAAGTTTGTACTTAGTGTTGCCGTTCTTGTAGACACCAACTTCTTCTTTGACTTTTACTTTTTTAGTACCACCAAAGAAAAACTGTGACCATTGCTTAGGACTGTTGATGTCTTCAATCAGATGACCTTCAGCCAACTCTTGTAAGTCAAGTTTCACTTCAACATATTTGTTTACAACTTCAACTGTGTAATCATCAAGCTTTGCTTTATCAATGTGCAAGCCATTGAACTGCATCTCTGTAGTTGCATGTAGAGCTTCCATTTGAGTTTCAATCAGTGTCAGTTGTCCAGCTTCAACTGCTCTTTCGTATTGCAGCCGAGCAATCTGTGCGGTATTAGTAACATCTTGCTCCAAGTAAGGAATTAACTCTGCTGAAGGAATTTTGTCAGAGCCTAGACCTTTCTCAAAGTATTTCTTAATCTTGTCGTCTTTAACTGGCAAGCCATACTGAACAGACAGCTCATCAAGGCTAGACCATTTAGTTTGTTGAGCACTGAGAATGTATTCTGCAAGTTGTGTGTCCCAGATGCGTCTGCCTTGCAACTCTTCTCGCAAGAACATACTTGTCCTGTACAAATACATCAAATCAAAAGACAAGTTGTGTCCACAGATAACAACCCCTGGTGGTAGCTCACAAACATCTTCTAAGAAAACATCAGGGTCATACGACGTGGATGGTTTACCCTCGTCAAAGCACATGCCAAAAGCTACGACTTTATTATCAGGGTGCATTGGGTGAGCTAGTCCCACTTCTTCATTGCCATTGAGAGTAGTCTCAACGTCAATAGCTACAAAAATTGGTATGGTCATGGTTTTCCATACTCCTTTCCATAAAGAATTGCTTGAAATACAACGATCCTATGTTGCTTATCAAGCACGTTAAGAGTCTTGCATACGTGTGTAGCAAGAATAAATTTATTAAAAAACTCCTTTTTGTCTGTGATGATTAAATTAGTTGGTCCTTGCCTTAAAGAAACAAAAGCACTACCTGCATAGCTGCCTTCATGCGTAAAGCCTTGTTCTATGCAATCACCTACGAGTGTTGATAAATTTTCTGTGTAGACAACGTAGTCTTCGTCAGTATCAGTTGGTGCAGGATCACAAGTGACTCTGCTGCCAACTCTTTTAATATCCTTCATTAAGTCTGTCCACATATTTACCTCACTCGTATCTTGCTCTGATTGGATCAATCGTTACTAAGAATTGACCATGACGATCTGACTCTACTTGCTTACTACCACCACCTGGCAACTTGTTCTTAGGAACATTGATGGTGCGGATCATTTCTTCTTCTGGTGACTTGGGGTCTTTGTACTTCCCAATTGTGATAACAACATCCGCTTCACCTGGTTTGTCCGTCTTACTTCCACGGAGAGCATCCATGCCGATAAACGGAGGGTCTTTAAGATCGACAACCGAAGCACTGAGCTGAGAAGCCGCAATGACAGGACCATAATTACGAGCCAACTCCCTCGCCCACTTGTAGATTTTTCCAAGTTTGAGGTCTTCACGTTCATCTCCTTTGTTAAAGCCATCTACTTTATCAAGCTGGTCAAAGATAATTAAACCTGGATTAACTTCTCTGAACAGTGTCTCAAGGTCACGCACATTGTTTAGGTCTTTGGTGACACGTATCTTGTCTTTGTTGCCGCCCATCATTGTTGTGTAGTCAGCCATTGCTTTCTTAGAGTCAGCAATGATTGTTTTGCTTTCTACACCCAGTGCTGCTTGGACAATACGAAAGAACACAACAGAAGATTCTTCTTCGTTGTTGACCCATACAACTGGTCTGTCCTTTGGTAGTTGTTGTGCAAGATAGCTGACCTCGCTTGCTAAGAACGTTGTCTTGCCTACCTCAACACGAGCAGCGACAATAACAAAGTTGCCAGTACGTAGAGGACCCAGACTGCGATTAAGAGCATCCAATCTCCATTCGTAGCCAGAACTAGTAATGCGATCAGCAATAACACTAAGGTCAGCAGTAACAAAAAGCTCATCTTTTTCAATGTATCTCTCCACATCTTTCAAAGCATTGGTTGCAAGTATGTGAACGTGCTCTAAGTCACTCTCACCTTCTTTTACTTTTTCACACTCCTCCATGATCTGAGCTAAGTAATCCAACTCAATGAGAGTCTTCACAACTTCTTCATGTGCATGGTGTGGAACAAACGATCTTGCTTTAGTGAGCGTCATGCGAAGCTTCACAATGGAATCATCGGTCAATCGTTTGCTTTGGTCTGCAATAAGAAATGCAGAGAACGAATCCCAACTGAAGTCTGTGACTCCTGGGAACGTCTTGTAGTATTTGTCCATCCCATCAAGGATGGTGTTTGTTTCTTTGACGACTACATGCGGCTTGATGTATCGCCTGTACTTTGCTAGGTTCTCTTTGCTTTGACTGCAAAGATAGAGAACGTCATAGTCCATTTACTTCCTTTAAATAAGTATGCTTGCCAACTCTGCTGGTGTGCATTCTTTGGGTTCTTTGTCGAAGCCATACATGGCTACAAATGTTGTTGTTGGTAAAAAGTGATTTAGTTTCTTGTATGCTTTCTTTGCTCCTTGTATTCCTGCTTCATCAGGGTCTAACCAAATGACCACAGCTACAAAGTTGAGGTCATGTATTTGCATCAGTGTTCTATCTGAGATAGATGTTCTTAGTAACGCTACAGAGCTGAACCCAGTATTCTTGTGTACTCTGTATGCGCTTAGATAGTCTTCGGTTATCACGAGTGTCTTGCTTGCTTTGTGGAACCAACTTGGATCACCTTTGTGGTCGTTGTTGTTGTAATACGTTGTGTACTTGGGTGTAGCATTAGGTAGCAAGTTCCTTACCTGCCATCCTATGTGTTCACCTTCTGGGTTGAGTAGTGTTAGGGCAACCTTTGACTTCTCGCTTACAACTCCACTAAATAATTTGTCATCTGCATCGCAGTAGTTGTTATGCAGCCACACTCTGCCCTCTGTTGTGAGTGCTGCTAGTATGGGTTTGTTGTTCTTTGTTGCTGCTGTCGCAGTTGTTTTGTTTGTCCATGTGGACAGTCGTTCTGTTGTGTCTTTGGCAAAGCCTGACTCATTGCAGTGATGGCAATAAGCCAACAGACCTTTGTCTGTACGCTTGATGTACAACCTACGTTTTGTATCCTCACCTGAAGAACATCCAGTGTGATTGATATGTATCTGCTGCCCTATGTTACTAGGAGCATTAGCCTGGATCAACTTACGATCAATCATCTAACAACTTTCCTTCAAGCTTTACTGTTTGTGCTACAGCAGCCTTGATAATTGTTTTTGTATAGCTCATCAATTGTTCTGCAGTAAAA